AGTTACTGCGCTAATTCTTCAGACTCAAGATGCCGCAACTGCACCAGTTTCTGTTCAGTATGCAGCAGCTGCACGTAACATCTTCTGTAACATCACTAACACAGTGGACGCTACTACAGCAGGTTCATTTACCTTTGTTATTGAATACATACAGGTAGCATAATGGTTGACCAAGCTGCATTAGTAGGAGAAAACTTAGGGTGGGCTGTAGAGACTGCAGTTACTCTAGGTAACACTAATACTACACACGTAGATTGCACTGACGCTAAGATGGTGCTTATTGAGACAAGCCATGATTTAGACATTGGGTTTGCAGCAGCGGAGGCTGACGTTACTGATAATGACATTATGCTTCCTGCTGGTGTACATACTCTTGTAGTTCCTAAAGCTATAGGCAATTCTACTATCCTAAACTATAGACGGGGTAGTAGTACCAGTACATTAGTACGTGTAATACTTTCATAAACTAAGTAACCCTGCTGTGTAGTAATTGCATGGCGGGGTTGCACTAATATCTATATAGTTATGAACCTTAACATGGTATAACTGCTCTTGGTAATAAAGGAGCTATACCATGTTTAGAAGATTAATTAAAGCACTACAACAAAGCCAAATGCGTAGAGTACAATACTGGCAGTTACATAATATGTCAGACGATATGCTCAAAGATATAGGGATGACCCGTGGCGAAATTAAAGACAGGTTCTACAACCAAAAAGAAATCTGGCGTTAATGCGGCAGGTAATTATACTAAGCCTACTATGCGTAAGTCTATTGTCTCCTCCGTTAAAGCTGGCGGCAAAGGTGGAAGCCCTGGACAGTGGAGTGCAAGGAAAGCCCAGATGGTGGCTAAACAATACAAAGCTAAAGGTGGAGGCTATACATAATGGCATTAACTAGTCAGAATAAAAAGAAAGTTAAAAAAGTTATTAAGGGTTTAAATAAAGCCTCTAAGCTACACGCAGGTCAAGCTAAAGTTTTAAAAGGCATGACAGGTAAAAAAGTTAAATAACTATGACAAAGAAAAAAGATCCTAAGGTAGGCACAGGTAAAAAACCTAAAGGTTCTGGTAGAAGACTTTATACGGATGAGAATCCTAAAGATACTGTATCTATAAAATTTGCTACAGTAAAAGATGCTAAAGAAACTATTGCAAAGGTAAAAAGAATAAACAAGCCTTATGCTCGTAAGATTCAAATATTGACAGTATTAGAGCAACGTGCTAAGGTAATGGGTAAGACTGAGATAGTTAGGCTTGCAAAACAAGCAAAGCTGCAGTTAAAAAAGCAGAAGGATAATGCTTAATGCCCTACCTCCAGAGCAATATACCACACTTTAAAGCGTGGGTACGACGTGAATACACTAAGAATATGGAAGAGTATCACGGAGAGTTTCTACACTGTTTGGTAGTAGCCGTCACTACAATGCCAAATAGAACACTCAGCTTCCAAGTAATCTTTACTGGATGCGAGTCTGATGAAGAAGATGACCCTAATGTTCACGGTGGAGCAATGTGGGCTAGGATGCCTTTAACAGCTTTGGTAGCAGACACACGCTATGAGGAATGGCCTGAAGAGTTACCTCCCTATCTGGCGCAACCTTGGGATTGTATGTCGCACACACACTCAGTCTATAAGATAGAACGAGCAAGCCCAGCGCCTTGGATAGCAAAAGTAGATGGGGAGTTTTACCCTGCTAAGTACTACTTCACTGTAGACTATACAGATAATGAAGTGGCAGATGACCCTGCACAACACAAACAGTCTCACGTACTGGAACTGTTAGACGCAGGGGAATACACAGGTAACATGGTTGCGTTACCTAACAACAGGGTAAGGGTTACTCACCCTGCTTGGTTTGAAACAGGAGAAGGTGCTCCTGACTTTAGACCGAATCAGCATACGTTTAATTCTAAAGAAGACGTAGATTATGTTTGGGATACCCAAAGAGTTTTTAACAATCTTTATCAGGAGACAGAAAAATGAAGATGAAGAAAAAGGGAATGGCTAAAGGCGGAGCCATGAAGAAAAAAGGCATGGCTAAAGGTGGAGCTATGAAGAAAAAAGGCATGGCTAAAGGTGGAGCTATGAAGAAAAAAGGTTATGCAGCTGGTGGTGCATTGCCCATGAAGAAGAACCCTGCAGGTGAAATGGTTCCTGCCTATGCTATGGATGGCAAAGGCAAGATGGCTAAGGGTGGCATGATGAAGAAAAAAGGTTATGCTAAAGGTGGTATGAAAAAGAAAGGCTATGCTAAAGGCGGTAAGGTAATGACTTATAATGTCGGTGGGATGGTAAAGAGTAGTGGTACACTTGATACTGGAATTAAAAAAGCTTAATGACTTTAAAAAAATCTCAGAAAAGTTTAAAGGATTGGGGTAAACAGAAGTGGACTACCAAAAGTGGTAAGCCATCGACACAAGGTCCAAAGGCTACTGGTGAAAGATACTTGCCTAAGAAAGCTATTAAATCTTTAAGCTCTTCTGAGTATGCTGCTACAACAAAAGCAAAACGACAAGGCAAAGCTGCAGGTAAACAATTTGTAGCTCAGCCTAAAAAGATTGCAGCTAAAGTAAAACCGTATAGGAAAAAAACATGAGAAACTATCTGAAACGTATTTTACGTGCAATTTTAAATAGGGCTTGTCCCTGCAACAAATGTGAATGTTCATAAGGGATAAGAGCTATGGCTAAAGAAACACTACAGAAATACATGAATAGAAAACTTAAGAGTAAAGGCACTACCGTATCAGAAGAAAAGAAAAAGGCTGATAAGTATAAATCTATAGGCGCTGCTCAAAAAGCAGGCTCTTTATATTACACTGACAAAAACGGTAAAGTTATGGCTGCTGTTTTTGCAGGTGACTTAAATGAAGAAAAGTCCACAGCACCTGAAACATCTCCTCGTCCTAAGATTAGAAAGAAAAAACCTGGGGTAGACCCAAGTAAAACAAAACCTAAAAGTGAAATTAAACCACAACCCAATGCCGCAAAAAAACCAACACCTTCATCTGATAGAGGTAAGTCAAGGACTGTAAAAAGAATTAGAAAGCCAGGTGGGGTTGATCCATCAGGTTTAGCTGGTAAAAAAACTTATGTATCTGCTATAGAAAAGAAATCAAATGCAAAAGGTCCAGACCCTGATAATTTAGCAGGACCAGGTGGACGTGGAACTGGTTTACGTAAGAAAAAAGCTCCTCCTAGTGACAAAGGTAAAGCAGGTAGACTTACTTCTCCAAAAACAAGAACTTATACTTTTGATGAGTGGAGTGATATGACATTAGCACAACGTAGAAAAAGGG